GGTTAGCTTTGATGATTCAGATTCAGATGATGATCGTTACTGGCCTGAATCGGTTTCATTCATAGTAGAAAAAGATGGCAAAAATGTTTTGTCATAAATTTGGAGACCTGAAATCCTGTTCGTATATTTACCCCATAAGATAAGACAATAAGTTATGAAAAACACAAACAAATCAATTTTGACAGCTGAGTGGTTAACAATCAAATCAATGTATGAAGCCGGTACTAATGGCTTAAACAAATATGGTACTAATTTCCCAATTGATGGTGAATTAGACCAACTTACAATGAATTTTATTGACAAAATTGGAGACCTGACCAACAAAATGGGTTTTGATTGTGTCATTGATGGTGTCCATATGAACTTGTGGAAAGAACGTATTTGGTCACTTGTTGAAAATGCTGGTCTTCTTCCTGAAATTGCTTGGAAAGATGAGTTGGCTGAAGAAGAAGCTGAAATCCAAGACAACTGGTACTCAGATAATGATGATTTTGATGCTGATTTGGAAGCTCAAAGTTATGAAGTGTTTGGTCTTAATAAAATCTAATTATGACACCCGAGTTAAAAGAACGATTATATAGAGAATTGATGCAAGTATTAATGTCACTTGAAGAAGGTGATTTTAATGGAGCAACAATGGAACTTGAAGATTTGATTAACCGTTTGAAATATGACAAACTAGTTTAAATGAAACCAAAAGTTGAGCTTGATCTACATGGAATTAAACATCAAGATGTAGAACATACTTTAGAAAATTTCTTTTTGTGGGAAACTAAAAACCAAAAACAACTTATAGAAGTTATTACTGGAAGATCTCCACAAATGCAACAAATTGTTACAAAATGGCTTGATAAATATGAATTTTCTTATTACATTCCGGCATACAATACAGGAGTTGTATATGTAAATAGTTAATTTAATATATTTATTATCACATCAGTTATTATTAATGAGGTTAGTAGAAAATTCAAAATACAAGATATTAAGTATCATAGGTGGACAACATTCATGTGGTTTGGCTTATTATGAAGATGGAGAAGTTAAAGTCGTTTTAGAGGAGGAACGTTTAGTTCGAACTAAACCATATGTAGATTTACACAATGATTTCTTTAGATATCCTCTAGAATCTATTCATACTCTTATTTCCCAATATAATGTTGATTTAAGTTCTATTGACTATTTTACTAGTTTTTTTGAATATGAAGTTATTAGAGACCTATTAGAAGGTACATCCCAATTTCATCTCCCCCCAGAAAAATTTATTAAAACTGAACATCATGAATCACATTGTGCTCTAGCTTATTATTTTTCAGGATTCCAAGATGATACTTTAGTAGTAGCTATAGATGGAAGTGGAGAAAACCATTCGGCTAAATATTACTTAGGTTCTAATGGAGAATTAAAATACATTAACGGAATTGAGATTGATAGAAATTCTATAGGAATGTATTACTGTGCTCTTACTGAACTATTAGGATTTAAACGTTTAAAAGACGAAGGTAAAGTAGTTGGTTTAGCAGGCCATGGAAAATTCATTCAAGAATATTATGATATATTTAAAAATATTTTAGTATTAGAAGATGGTTTAAAAACAAAACAATCTACTTTTAGACTTAAAGAAGATTCAGCAGGTGGTTCAGTTTATCAAGAATTATTCTCTAATTTCTTTAGTTATATGGGAAGTAATATTAGTTGGAAAATGGATTCCCATCGTAAAAACATTGCTTATTGTGGTCAATTAGTTTTAGAAGAAACAGTTATTGAAATTCTAAATACATTACATGATAAATATCCTTATGTTACTAAATTAGCTTTATCTGGGGGTATATTTGCTAATGTAAAAATGAATAAAAAAATAAATGAATTAGAATGGGTTGATGAAGTATTTATTACACCTCCTATGGGTGATGAAGGATTACCTTTAGGATCTTTATTACTTGTTTTAAAACAACTTTACCCTCAATTTAAACCAACACAACTTGAAAATGTATTTCTAGGTTTAGAATATACACCCGAGGAAATAGATACTGCGGCTCAATCTATATTAGAAAATTATATTAAAATTCCTTACAATGTTGATTATGTAGGTGAATTACTTAAATCTAAAAAAATATTAGGTCTATTCAATGGAAGATTTGAACATGGACCTAGAGCATTAGGTAATAGAACAATTACCTGTGACCCAACACACCCAGAAACTTATGATCTTATAAATAATAAATTGCAACGTAATGACTTTATGCCATTTGCTCCTGCAGTTTTGGATGAAGATGCTAATAAATTATTTAAAGTAGATAAATCTAGATATACAGCTGAGTTTATGACTATGCTTTATGATACTAGAGATGAATGGAAAGATAAACTTCCTACTGTTACTCACCCAATAGATAAAACAGCACGAATTCAGATTGTAACAGAAAAATCAAACCCATTCTTCTATAACATTTTAAAAAAATATAAAGAATTAACTGGTATTGGATGTTTAGTAAATACTTCATTTAACGTTCATAATGAACCTATTGTGAATCGTCCTGAAGAAGCATTTACACATCTAAAAAATGGAATAATAGATTTTTTAGTAACCCCTTATGGAATTTATTCAAAATGACAAGAGAAGAACGACTTGAAGAAATGCTTCATCATGCTCATGAACGTGGATATTATGAGCAAGTAATTCAAAAATCAAAGGAAATGGAAATGAAAAACCCAAAAATGGATTTTTATGATCGTTGGGAACAAGCTTACCATGTAACCAAATCAGAATTTTATGAAATTAAACATACAGGATAATTCACATGCTAATGTTTCTTTTACTAATTTAGTAAAAGTTTCTATTAGAGGAGAACACGGCTACTTAGTAAAGTGGTATAGAGATGAAAATTTCATTGGACAAATGGAATTAAATGGAGGTACTTGGGGTGGTTTTGAAAATGAAATTGGTAATTGGAGATTAGAATTTTGGCAAGGTGAAAACTTAGTTAATTCTACTACTTACAATATTGAAAACAAAAATATATTATTTATTTATAATTTTAATACTGAAAAAGGTAAATTACCTAATATCAACTCAATGATTACCTACATTAGTGAATTACGAGATAAGTATAATTTTATCCCCTATGTGTATTTTAAAGGTAGTGAAAAATATAATCTTCCTTTTAATACATTAAAACTTAATGATTTTGCTGACTTTATTATAATAGTAGAAAAAAATGGATAATCTAGTTAAAATTTATAATAATACACTAAATCCTGAAATATGTCAATTTATTATTGATAAATTTGAATCCTCTCAAAATCTAGTAGCAGGAATGGCAGGAGGAGGAGTGAGAAAAGACATTAAATCATCAACCGATTTAATGATTCATGATGAACGTAATATAGATGAAGATTGGAATTATATCTACAATTATTTGATGGAGAATCTCTTATCAAATTTAGTAGACTATCTTGAACAAAATGATTTTCCTATACTATCAAGTAATTTTTCTAGTAAATCTAGTGTTGTTAGAACAGCTCAAACATGTTTTATGAGTGGTAATAACAATAATCCTCATATCCAAATGCAAAGATACATTGGTGGGGAAGGTTATTATGCCTGGCATCATGAAAATGAAGGAGGATCAACAAGTAAACGAGAATTATTTTTTATCTATTATCTTAATACTTTACCTACAGGAGGTACAGAAATAAAATATAATCCTCAAATCATCTACCCTGAAACTGGAAAATTAGTAATAGCTCCTGCTTATTGGACACATAAACATAGAGGAAATGCTCCTGGAGATGGAAATACTAAATACATAATTACAGGGTGGATTGAAAGCAGACCAAATAAAATTAATGAAGAATTTGAACAAGATTATTTAATATGAATTTAGATATAGAATTTACCCCAACAGATATTGTTATCCGAAATTTTGAACCTGAAAATATAGATTTAGATGCAATCTATGTAGATGTTGAAACAAATTTGATAGCTCATATTAATAAACTGTATATGCCACCTCACAATGGTTATATAAATTTTCCTATATCTGAAGGGGCCTTTAAATATTGTAAAGGATTTAGAGTAGAATTATACTATAAAAACGAATTAGTACTAAGCAAATCCCATACTTACAATAACAATTTAGATAGTCGTTTATATTTCCACCGAAGTGATTTATCTCAAAACTATGGTTCATGGATGACTTTGTTTCATGAAAATGAATACGGAAATAAAATACGTGTAAGCCCAAATGATGTTGTATATGATTTAGGAGCTAATATTGGTGCATTTACAAAATGGGCAACATTCTCTAATCCAAAATCAATTTATAGTTTTGAACCAACACCTTCATTGTATAAAGATTTAATTAAAACATTTGAATACGATAGAAATGTTCATATTTTAGATCTAGCCATTACAGATTCTAATAAACCTGTCAAATTTTATTCATTTACAGAAAATACAGGAAATACCCTTAATGAAATTCCAATGGAAAACATAATCCAGGAAAAATTCCACGGTATAATTGAAGTACAAGGTATTAATTTAGAAGAATATGTTGTTGAAAATATGTTACCTTTACCTACATTATTGAAAATAGATATTGAAGGTAGTGAATATGACTTTTTCGAACATACAAGTGATGCCTTTTTTAGTAATACAACTCAAATAATTATAGAATTTCATTATAATTTCCCTGGAGAAGGTAAGGCTGAGAAAATAAATAATATCGTAAAAAGATTCCTAAATTTAGGATTTAATATACAGTTAAAAGAAGGTGACTTTATTACTCATGATATGTTCACTATTTTATTAACTAAATTTGGATAATTTAATTAAATTAATTATATTAACATGGTAAGAATAATTTTAATAGTGTTAGCTTTAACATTAACTGCGTGTAAATCAACAAAAAATGTCAAATGTGACTCATATGCACAATCTACAAAATAAACCTAAAAAACGGTTAACTCGAGAACAAAAATGGGATAAAGCAGTTATTGATTTAATCAATAAAATGTTTGAAATTGCAGGTCATGAGGTTACTTATGAGGATGTTAAAGATCGAAAAGACGATTGGTATGCTCAATGGACTATGACTGTTCAACAAAATGATGAGTGGAAAAAATGGGGTAAAAAATATCTTATGAAAGAACTTAGAATGCGCTCATATTTTGCTGAACGTGAAATGGATATGTGTAGTTTAATGTGGGGGTTGAAGTTTAGTAATTGGGAAGAATATCATAGTATAAAATGAAAAACGAAGACTTACTCACTAAAGAATACTATCATGAAATGACAGATCGTCTTCATGTAGTTAGTTGTATAATCAACGATCATTTAATCCAACACCCAGTAAATAAATTAGATAAAGAAGTATCTCAACCAATTGAGAAAGCTTTAGAATTGATTCACGAAGCATACCAAATAGCAGGATATAAATTATTAAGATGAATAACTTAGATAGACAATACCAAGCACTACTTAAAGACATACTTTCGTATGGTGTAGACAAGAATGATCGAACCGGCACTGGAACCAAATCGATATTTGGTTATATGATTCATCATAATATGCAAAATGGGTTTCCATTGTTAACTACTAAAAAAGTACCATTTAAAACAATGGCTACTGAGTTAATGTGGTTTTTGATGGGTGATACAAATATTAAGTATTTGGTGGACAATGGAGTACACATTTGGGATGGTGATGCTTATAAGAATTATTTGAAAAACCATAAGGATAATTTAATAGGTTGTACTATTGTATTATCAAATGGAGTTTCAGCAGAAATCAAGGCTCAACATAATGTTAATAGAAATGTTCTTATTACTACTAAAGGTATGATAAACATTGAGGGAGATAATACTATAAAAATATTAAACGATACTCTAACCCAAGAAGAATTCATCAACAAAATCAAAACCGATGATGAGTTTGCTAAGAAGTGGGGTGAGTTAGGTCCAATTTACGGTAAGCAATGGAGAAGTTGGGTATCTGATAAAGACATGGATTACGGCACTGAAACAAGTGTAGACCAAATTGCTAATCTAATCAACGACCTTAAAACAAATCCAGACTCAAGACGATTAATGGTTAATGCTTGGAATGTAGGTGAATTAGACCAAATGGTTCTACCACCTTGCCATTATGGATTTCAAGTTTATACAAGAGAGTTGAGTAGAGAAGAAAGAATAGAAAACTATAACTCTAAATTTGAAAATAAAATAGAAGTACCGTTTATAAAATTAAACTTGGGAGATGCAATAGAAAATACTATCGATATGACTCTAAATCAAGTTAACATACCAACCAGAGCAATCTCATTGTCTTGGAATCAACGTTCGGTGGATGTGTTCCTAGGTTTACCGTTTAATATCGCTTCTTACGGTCTATTACTCGAAATGATTGCACGTGAGGTGAATATGGTGCCCGAACATTTAATTGGTCATCTAGGCGATACACATTTGTATTTGAATCATTTGGAGCAAGCTCAACAACAACTGGAACGTATTCCACGTGAATTACCTATAATGAAAATGAGTTCGGGTCATAATTTTAGAGCAGCACTTAAGGGTAATGATGATGAAATTGATTTAGATGATTTTATGTTAGTAGGATATAACCCACACCCAACAATTAAAGCACCGTTAAGTAATTAATATGAAAGTCGTAGCAGGTATTACTCAAAAAGATGGTAAACTGTTAATGTTTCATTCATCTAAACATAATTTATGGGAATTTCCTGGAGGTAAAGTTGAAGAAGGTGAAACAGATGTAGATGCTTTAAGACGTGAATGGAGAGAAGAATTAGACTGTGAAATAATAA